AAGCTCAAAGGCCGTAGTAGCTTTGTGTCCGTTTGCGTAGGTGTTGTTATTCCGCACAATAGCACCGTGCTCAATCACAAGACTGTACGCGAGAGTCAGATCGTCGCTCAGCGTGCAGTTGTTTCCTTCGATAACGTCTCCACTTCCATATACGTAGCCATTGGCAAGCACGTTGTATCCGCCGCCCGTGATACAATTCGCGTAGGTTCCGCCCGATGTGATGTTATTCCAACCCACATGACCGCCAATCGGCGCAATTCCCGGCGCGGCTGGCCAGTATTGCAAGCCCGTGGTCTCCGCTCCGTTGCCGCTTACGGTGATGGTGTTGTGGTCCAGATTAAACGCTGTCATTGTTCCCCTCATCAAAAGCGGAGTAGAGCCAGCTGTGACCGTATTCCAAGTGAAGTGGAATCCCACTGTATACAAAGGTTGGATGCAGAAAGGAGTATACGTTGGCCAGCTATTACAGGTGATTGTGTTTCCGGTCAGAGTTACGTTGCTGCTTAGTGTCGCGCCTGTCACATCGCCGATCACAAATAATTGGCCGGTATAACCATTCTGAATGAGCGTGCAGCCGCTCATTGTGAACCCATCGGCAGTCACGGCGGGAACTACAATCATTCCGTTAGCAAGATTCGCGCCCAGAGTTAGTGTCGCTCCGGGGTTGCATTGCAAAGTCACGTTGGCCGCGTTGACTGTAGCGGTACTGGTCAGCGTCTCTGAATAGTTCGATTGCAAGATAATTTTCGTATTGGCCGGTGCTGCGGCCAGCTTCGACGCAAGCGTGCCTGCTGATGCGCTCCCACTCAGATACACTTCCGGCGCGAGCAGGTTATTGACCGCCCCGTTCGCCGTGATCGCGCCCGTACCTCCCTGTCCAGTAGAAACGACATTCTCCCCACCGAGGGTCGTGCCATTACCCGGATAGTAGGCAATCTGATTTATGGTTCCGGAACTCACCAGCCCGGAACCTCCCGAACAAATGTTGGGCATATTTTGAAAACCCTGCCCAGGGGACGAAACGGATTCTGAAACGCAGTAGTTCAAAGGCAGGTAATAGCTGTAGTTTCCGCTCGCATCCGCTGTCACAAGAGGAGGGTTGATCGGGGCAGTCAAAAGAGGGTCGGAATAAATCGTTGCCGCGAGGCCCGTGGCTGTGCTAGTTACACTCACTTTTGCATACGGAACTACCTGAGCCGAGACTCCTTGGGGGGCCCGAGCAAGAACTTGATTCAGGCGATGATAGCCGGTAGTGGCCTGAGAAAGTCCGGATAATGGACAAAAAATCAAGGCCGCGAGCAACAAAAACTTTTTCATCATTCCTCTTAATAGGGGGTAATAATTATGTCGAAGGTGGCACCAGACGTAGTGGGGTGCGTGACAGTAATGCTTCCCGCTGTTTTAGCCGACACATAGGTCGAAGTCAACATGGTCGCCGCTGAGGCGTTAGTCGGCTGCAAAGAAACGTGGCTTGTGCTTAAAATTCCGGAAAGAACTACGACGTCCGTTGCGTTTCCAGTAGTAGTTAAAGAAGCGGCCAACGGTCCGTTTTGTACAACGTTAACTACTGTGAGTACCGCCCCGTTTGGGGAGGAAATTGTTTCAGTAACGGAGTAGTTCAGCGGAATATAGTAGTCATAATTCCCGTAGACATTGGTCGTAATCAACGCTCCGGAGATTGAAATAGACAGTCCGGGGTCTGAGTATATAACGGCCCCCGCCCCGGTTGACGTGAGAGTAACGTAGACCAAAGCCCCGGGAACAACCTGCTGTTCGATTCCAAACGGTGCTCTGGTTGTAACGGACCCTATACGATGAAAACCTGTAGTAACAACTCCCATGTTATCTCCTTAACCTCGTCCCTGCTGAGCCGTCATAGTTTGCCGCATCGAATTTATCTTGGAAGTAAGCCACAAATTCTTTTGGGTCTGGCTGAGCCCTTCTGAGACGGCAGCCAGATCAGTAAGAAACAACTGCATTGCTTCCTGGTTCCTCGGATCGTTGCAGTATTCTGCTCCCTTGGCGAAGAAACCTTCATTGACCAGATAGCTGAGATAGTCGGGGATCGGGACCCACGTCTGAGTTAAAGAACTGAATTGAGGAGCGGATTGCTGATAATCAACAACGACGTTGTAAACCTTGTCCGGGGCCGGAGTTATTCTAAAGGTGATATTTCCCGCTCCGTCGTCGTATTGAGCCGAGATTCTCGTCGGCTGATTGGGAAGCGTCTCCGCCCCCATGACCAACTCGTTCGATAGCTCAAAAGCATAATACCCGCTGCTCGGGTCATAGGCCACAGCTTTTTCAAGCCAACCGAAAGCGGGAAGAGCAACCTCGTAATCAGTTGTTCCGACTATGGTAACGAAGGTGGGAAGAGAAGGGGAACCCCCCACCCGGTTCCATCTCCAGGCAAACGGAGGGGCAAGGATAGTCTGCATTACCCAATCCGCGTTGGAGAAAGCCGGATCGGAGGATGTGAAGGTATTGACCTTCAGGTTGGTTCCGGTTCCTCCTGTGGTAGATATTCCGGTCGCCCCGTTGATGTACCCAACCCCGCCTTCTATGACAGCAAGAACAGTTACCGGGCCTGTTGATCCTCCCCCGCTAATGTTGGTAACCATCGCGGTTCCTTTGGTTCCTCCAGCAACGGTAATCATATCCCCAACCGTGTACGCAGTTCCGCCCGCGTTTACGGCCAGGCTAAACAGCGACGAAAACGTCAGCGGGCGATTATACAGAAATTGCTGGACCAAATTTATGGTCCGTTGGAGTTGGATTGTAGACATGCTACCTCAGAGGAGGGATGATATTTTTAGGAAGGGTCTTGAGGAAGACCATCGTCAGCTTTTGGGTCTGCTGTTCTATGTCTTTATGGAAGATCGGGGCTGTTATTGTAGACAGATGTGGTTGCATCCAGTCTTGCAGAGGAGCTAGAAAAATATGAGCTACTTCGTGGGTAAGAAGACTGACTAACCTATCAATGTTTCCGTCTTGGAAGTCCTTTTGGGCGAGTTTATTGACACGAATAGTAGCCATTTGGTAGGGTGGAGTGACAACAATATGGGCATACTCTAAGTTGCCGGAATCACACTCCTCCGGCTCCTCTTCGAGGTGCTCAATAGATATTCTCCACCCAGATAGGTTGAAGTGCTCGGATAGGTTCTCTACCAGCTTAGTCAACCATTTTTCGTAGGTTACCTTCTTCATAAGCCCCCTTTTAGCTGTCGTGGAGGAACGAGTCTGCCATAGCCTGCGGGTAGTTCATCACCGTCCGCTTGCCCGCGCTAGAGGGTTTGCCAAACTGCGGCTTTCTCCTCCACTCCATATAATCCGGGTCGAGGGGGGTAAGAATTTTCTGACAGATACTGCAAATCCCGAATTCGACTCCCACATCGTTGGTGTGCCATTGGAACGAGGTTCGACCCTGAAGGTCCTTGAATCCCTCGCCAATCTTGTTGCTTCCCGCGATGTGCTCGCAGATACCATGCAGGTACGCATCGTTTCGCTTCTTCATCTTTTCCAGATCAGTTTGACGATTCTGGAATAGCCGCTCATTTTCTTCGTCGGCTTCCTGCTTGCGAGACTTTAGGGGGGCTTTAGGCGTGGCCAGGTTGATGATGGCTTCGGCCAAGACTTTGTTGTTCTCTGCCTGAGATTTCTGGCCGTCAAGGAACTGCTTCTGCATTGAAGCCAGGAGGGTGAGCAGGGTGTCTTGGGTTAGTGGGGCCAAAGGAACGGGCGCTGCTTGGTTTTCAGCGGTCTCTGTGTTTTCAACGGATGTTGAAACGGCTTCGTCTACTTCTTGGTTCTTGCGAGGTCTTCCTGCGGGCATAGCGGTCTCCTAGTCAAATCCTGACTGACGGTGGGTTGCGTCCATTATCTGGACTTGTTGCGGCGGGTTTGAAGAGCCTTAAACCAACTGTTGTGTAGGTCACCGAGAGGGCGGCCAAACACCTCGTTGATTTTCTCTTCGGGGATGATGTCGTTTTCGATAAACCGGATAAGCACAGACCGCCATCCGATTTTGGATACGCGGAGCATGATGTCTCGGGAGTCAAACTCATACTCTGAGTATTCGGGTAGATCGTCTCCGTAGAACTTGGGGAGAGTTACATATCCGATATATTTGAAGTCTCGGTCGTTCCAGTCATGGCGTAACCAACCGGACGTGGCATATAGAGCAACATCCCCCGCGATTCCACCTTCTGTGATAAACAAACCAGGGTAGGCTTTGTGGAGCTTCGTTAAAAACTCTGAAGTAGACATCGACTTTCCACGCCTTGGTTTGCGGAGTTCGGCCTGATCCGGGTGTCTTTGTCTCTTCGTGGCCTCGGAACTGTAGTTCATTTCTCGAAGGCGGGAGGTGTGTTCTGCAATACTTAGACGAGGGGAACTTTTGCACAACGGACACATTGGATCATAGCCGGACTTATATGAGGAGTTTCGGTCGAAGAACTTGTATTCGAGCAATCTCCTGCAACCGACACATTCCATTCCCCGAAGGTTACTGTCCGCCCCCGCCTCGTAGTTAATGACATCGAAATCGGATTCGATCAGACTTACTGCGCTCATGCGGGCACCCAAATCTTAGGCTGCTCCGGCTTGTTCGGATCGGGGAAAGCCTCGTTCAGTTTGACTTCTATAGCTTTGACCGTCGCCTCCGCGAGTTGATTGTCTTCCGCGTTGTCTGCGTTGACTGCGATGTCTCGCTCAAGAGTAATCGAGCCGTCTTCGCCTTTTACGACCAAGGCTAGGACGTGGCCAATGACCCCGTCATAGTATTCGGTGTGGTCTATATCCGACGTTCCTACACCTATCGTGATTGCCATTTTACCTCACTTAGTCCATTATTCGGACAAACTTCTTGTCTTGGAAATGCTTTTGACGCACCACACGCACACCACAGAATAATGACCAGATACGGGGGCCCAGCCGTTTGCCAGCGGACCTCCGAATCGTAAGTGTGAGTGTGTTTTGTCACGGACCGTTATAATCTCTCCAAGCAAAAATCTCGGAGTGTGATTGTGTTTGAGGAGGAGGCGAACCCGAAGGTTACAGCCCCCGCGAAAGCTAGGTCAGAAATGGCCAAGGCGGACGTAACATTGGTGACTACGGTCGGGCCTGTGAAGAACTTCGACGTTCCAAACCCAATGACCGATGTATACGAACCGGACAGGACTTGAGACGTAATGTCCCACTGCAACGTGGCCTCGATCTCAAAGTTGAAAGCACCGCCCGTCGGGCCGATAACCCTCGTCGCTCCGGTTGTTGCCAGGGCGCTGTTTAGTGTAGTCGTTCCCTGATACAGCTTGATGGTCACATAGGTTGTTGCGGCAGTCGGCAGGGCCCCACTTGGACTAATGGACCCAAGGTCTGTGTAGGTGGTTACCGCCCCCACGGTGGCAATCTTTTGCTCGGCTCCCGTGGTGCGCCCGTAGATCACATAACCAGTCGCGCCCGCTACAGCGCCCCAGGTCACGGTCATTGTGTGCGTTCCGGTCACAGTGGCGCTCGTTGCTTGAGAAGTTTCCGCAGAGGCGAGGGAGGTTCCACCCTGAGCGTTGATGGCAGCTATCCGATAGTAATAAGTAGTGCCGTCAGCAAGACTTCCACCAGTGTCCGCCTGGGTAAACGTACTGTTTACCGGAGTAGCCAATTGTGTGGCAGCGTTGCCTATTCCAGAAATCCGGACACGGAACGGACGACCATCCCACGAGTATTGAGTGAAGGGGGCGTTTCCTTCTCCGGACGGAAGACCGTAGTCTTGTCCGGAACGACGAAGCACGGCGACGTTGGCATTGGTGTCTATGGGAGCCCGGGCTCCCGAACCGTAAGCCCCGCGAGGAATGGGGAGAAAGAAGTTGCCGGTTCCCGTGTCAGTGCTGATAGTCAGTTGGGTCTCCGCCGCTGTTGAGACGGTTTGGGCCTGAAACTGATTTCGTGCCGTGCCGCTCCGAGAAAACCCGACGATAGAATTTGCGTTTGCCATTTTTTATCCTTTGTCCTTGATTTTCAAAGAGTTACTAGAGCTTGTCCACCACAAATTCCCGAATCGAGATAGTGCTGGAGGCGGCGTTGCCGAGAGTTACGGAGGCGAGGAAAGACAGAGTTGCGCTGGTCATAGAGCCTACAACGTTCGTAACAACTGTGGGACCTGTGAATTGAGACGTGGTGCCTCCCGCGATGTTGGACGTGTAGCTTCCGGTCAGAACGCCGGAGGTCAAATCCCACACCAAGGTCGCTTCGATCATAAAGTTAAAGCTGACATTAGAGCTACTTTGCGCAATGGCGTAAGCCGCGCCCGTGGTTCCGATAGCGTGATCGCTGGCCAAGGAGGCAGAAGTTCCCTGATACAAATTGAAGATCAGAGTCTGGGCCGCGTTGTGGCCCGCCGTTCCTACGCCGCAGATACGCACCCTAAACGGACGACCGTCCCACGAACCGACAGCGCCAGAGGCGTTGCTGGACGAGAATTGATCGTTAGTTTCTCCCGAAGGCAGCCCGTATTCGCGGGCGGAGCGTTCGATGACGGCGAAGTTAGCATTGACATCCAAGCCCGTGCTGGACCCCAGAATGGACCCGCCGCCGGGAACAACCACGAAGCAAGTTGTGGTTCCGGCATCGGTGTTAAGGAGCAACGCGGTTTCAACGGTCGTTGCTACTGTTTGAGTTACTGGGAATTGATTCTTGGCGGTTCCGCTTGCGGTATAGCCCGCACAAGTATTAACGTTTGCCATGTTTTTATCCTTTTGTGATTTGGGTTACACCCGGCGGAAATGCCGAGGAAAACGTTGTCCATTATCCGGACAACTAGCTTAGGTGATTGTTTCGGCGTGGGTCTTCGAAGTCGTCAGAGGTTTGAAGATGGGCTCTGCGTCGAGCTTGGACCCGTTGAAGAAAATTGCAATAGCTCCACCAGGCGACACAAGGAGATTTTTATGCCCACCCTTTAAGAGTGCGCCTACTTCATGTACAATCGAAGAGTGGGCTACTAAAAGAGGAGGAACTCCGGTTTTGCTAAACATCTCTACCGCTTGTTGCAGACAGGGGCCAATTCTTTGTTTGAATTCATTGAGGGATTCGCCCCCGGGAATCTGAGTATCCGGAGACTCCAAATATGTCTGAAGGTTAGCTTCTGCCTCGGGAGTGCGCTTCTGTCCTGAGAACTCTCCGACATCTAGTGCTCGAAGACTCTCGACTGGGTGAACGGACGCCCCGTGAGCCTTGCCCACGATCTCGGCGGTCTTCGTCGCTCGTTGTTTGTCTGAGCAGAATATATGAGACAGTTCGACGTGCTCGAAGAGCTTGGCCAGTTCCCCCGCTTCTTTTATCCCTACTTTGTCCAAAGGAGGGTTGGCGTTCCCCCGGAACGAGTTAGAAGCATTCAAAGCGGTCTGACCGTGTCGTGCGACATAAACACACACGGTTCCGGAGCTAGACGGGTTCGGGTCGAGGGGCATTCAGTTCTTCCTTTACTTGGGATGGTCCGTCAGAGAACATGGTGGCTGTGGTAATGCTTGTGGTCAGGGGCCCGGGCCCAGGTTCGGGAGCGGGGAACTCGAACTGAATCCCATCCAACTCTACTTCCAACTCCTGGACAAGCCCGAACAAGTCCGCGTGCTTGACGAAGGGCGACTTTCTGTCTACAAGCAATTCGACAGCGGCCTTTCGGTAGTCCCGGGGGGCGCACTCGTTGCGGGCTAGGTCCCTGAGAATTTCACTAGACAAAGGCCGCAAATGCCTGTAGCCATCGAAAAACGGGTCAAATGTTTTGGACATGATTCCTCAAAAGAGCGAAGATTTGTGTGGAGAAAAATACAGGCCGGAGATTCTCTCAGTGTTAGATCGGCTTGCCCGGCTTGTTCTCTGGATAGTTAGGCTAAGGGATCACCTGTCGCCCAACCGGCCTTCGATACAAACCAGCCAAAATAGTCTCCACGTCTCCTCGGGGCTAACGAGAACACGCTTCGGCTCCTGCTGAAACTACGGCCTGCGGAAGTCCATTATCTGGACTAAAATTGAAGGGTCCCGGCGCGGCGAAAGGAGGAGAACTCCGCGCCGGGCGACCGCTGCAAAATAAGAAGGTATAGCAGCGGCCAATTTTTAACTTACTCTAGTGAACTCGTGTTTGCCCCGGATGTTGGCGTGGAAGAAATCTCCATGACTGTCCGCTTCTCCGAAGGCTATGGCTTTATCTTGAGGAACGTTGTGATATGCGTATTTGCCGCCGGAGTTCAAAGTCAAGACCAGGCGCTCGGCTTGCGGGTCATACGTGGCGGCCTGTACCTGGGTACTCGGTTTCAAACGGAAGGGGATGTCGGCCATTTTGTTCCTTCCGGGACCATTTCGTCCAGGATTAAATTGCATCCGCCTTCTCGACAGATTTTGAAAAGAATTTGTTGGTGTGGGGGAAGTTCTTCCAAAATCTCGTCAAATTCTTTTTCAGAAGCAGTTTGTAGCAATGGTGTTAGGTCCATTATTTCTCTGCTTTCTTGTCAACTTTTCGGACAACAATACTCCCATCTGAGTTCCGCAGAGCAATTCCTTTGTGCTGGGGAAGGGGACGGAAGTCGGGAGGAAAGAGGACGTAATAGTCCATTATCCGGACTCCTTTATATTGGCACCAAAGGCCAGGTAGATCAGACAGCTAAAAGCGACGGACAGCCCGAGGATGGTTAAGAAAAACTTCATCACTTTTTCTTCGGCTTCTTCTTGGTCTTGGGCCTGGGTTTGGCCCCGTAGTAGGTGGCTGTCGTATTGGGGAGGGCCGGGCCGGTTGTTACTGAGGCTTGCATTTAGTCTCCTTCAAAAGCTCTTCGGCATCGGCAAGTAGCTCTTCGCACGCAGAGCAGGTACAACCACAATCTTCGTCAAGCCAAAGGTGGACCAGGAACCGGAGTTTCTCCGCTGCTAGTTTGTATTTTTCAAGGTCGGTCACGCAGGCTCCTTGGAAAAGGTGTCCATCCAATCGGCTATAAGGCGGTGCTCGGCGGCCAAACCTTCATTCTTGATTCTGTTGGCTCGATATGAAATTACGGCCACATTCCCAGGAACATAGCCAAAAGCCGGATTGAGACGGTCAAGGCTGGGAGAGCTATTTCGGGTCTCCATATCTCCAAACTCTAAACGAAGTCCCAGGATAGGACAGAACTCTGGAATCTTTATGTCGGATTCCGTAATCGTACAGGAAACTCCAGATTTCTTGCAACGCTGCTTGGCCAACTTAAGAAGACCCTTGGCCGGATTATCTTTCAAGGCTTGCTTCTGTCGGGCCATCTGCTGTTTGGCCTGCTTGGGGTAAGAAAGATTCTGACGTTGGCGGATGACCTTTTGATTGGCCGCGTAGTGTTCTTGGCCATATTTTTTCGTGCATTCTCGGCACCAAGATTGAAGGCCACCAAGTTTCTTTCCAAATTCGTTTGTGGATTTTTCCAATCCACACTTCTTACAAATCTTTGTTTCCATTTTGCTCATCTCTCCATGAGGTTAGGGGCCTCCGGGGCCTGCGGGAGAGCGCAAGCCCCTTTGACCGTTATTCCAACTAAAACCATTGTACCACAGTCGCCTGCGATATGTCAAGCCTCAGTTGAAATTATTTTCACAGGTTCCTTAGCTGCTGGAAGTCTGTGATTGCAAACGTCTTAGGGTCATTACGCTGCCCGGACGAAGCGTGTTGGTGTAACGGACGTTGTAAGAAACCCAGCCGCCAATTTGCCGTGCTGGATCGCTCACACTTCCCTGCTCAGGAGCGGCCTGTATAAAAAGCTTATAATTTTTGGAGCCATCGGCTGGATTCTTCCCGAGGAACACGGAGAAGATAGCGTCTTCGCCGAAAATATAGGTGTTGTAGTACGTATTTCCGGAGATCGTCACTGATGGAGCGGTCGTACTTTGTTTGAACGTCACGCCAGCAAACGAGATAACATCCTCGTTCTTCGGCAGTTCAAACAGCATCGCACGCATTGAGTCGTCACGCTTGATAATGTCAGTCAGACCATTGTAAGACGTGTCGTTCAAAATGTCGCGTACAACCGAGGGGTGAATAATTCCACCGAACTTGTTGTCCACGAGGGGCCGTGCGTTTACGGCAACCAGAGACTGCGCAGCAGAACGAACGTTGTTGGCAGTCAGGTAGGAGCCGTTTGCGAGTTGGATGTTGACCAGGGCGTCAACCGCAACTGCCGAGTCAGCGGTAAGCTGGACAAGGGTGTTGAGGGTGAGGGCCAGACGGTAGTTCAACTCATTCGCCAGATTCTGAAGCAGACCCGGGTCGTCGATGGCCACGTCAAGCGCCAAGTCCGAGCTATTGATAAAGTCAGCGTACTGACCAATCGTAGCCACGATCTTGTTGCTGGACTCGGAAATTGGCGAGCCCACTGTGCCTTCAGCGGCCTGGTTCAGGTTAGCTGCAAGCAGAGCGTAGGTGTAGAACTGAATCTGGTTTCCTTGGCGCAACGGCAGCGGACGCTGCTTGGTCATGCTAAGGTAGGGAGTGTTTGCCTTCAGGTTTGGAATCGCTTCCCGCTCGTAGTGAATTGCAACCAAGTTGGGAAGTGCGCCCGAAGTAAGAATTGATGCTGGTGAATAGCTCATATAAGCTACTCCTTTGTTTTAGTTAGAGCGCCGAGCTTTCGACATCTCCCGAGAAACACCACCAAGTAATTGCTTGATCTGTGCGTCGGACATGTTTTCTAGCTCCTCGGCTGAGGGCGCTTTGGGGGCTTCCGGGGGTGCGACGGGTGTTACGTCGGTGTTCCGGAGTCCCATAGCCGCTCTCGGGCGCGTCACCACTTGAACAATCCGTTCGTTGGGGCGCGGCGCAGGCAGTGCCGGTTCGTTGGGTTGAACCGCTACCGGCGGAGGGGTTTCCACTTGTGGTGGAGCTTGTTTGGGAAGTCTGGGGGCCTGAACCATTAAATCGTCGCTGCTCAGGTCTTCAAAAGCTTCCTCAATATTTTCGACAGTCCATTGTCCGTTCGTGTGTAATTCGAACATATCGGCATCGGACTTGCCGAGCTTAAATTTGCTTAGCCACTGGACTAGCCGGTTGAAATTCTTGGCTTCTCTGTCCGGATAGTAGTCCGGATTCTTCCGCAGAAAGTCTTGACAAACTAAATCGGTTTGAATCTGCGCTTCGGCCAGGGACCCTCTTTGTGCGCGGGAAAGAACGTCGTCCATTGTTACGCCGCGAGTTTTCAGAAGCAAGAAGTCTTGCGCCGCTTCCGGGTCGGATTCCAGCAAGGTCTTGTACTCAAAAATCTCGTCGGCAGTCAGTCTCCTCTTGGACGTAGCTTGCTGAGACGGGGCGAGAACCGGGGCCGCTGGAGTAGAACTGAACTTCAGCTTTGCATTCTGCTCTCGAATTTTCTTTGTGGCGTTCGCCTGCGCCTTCAAGATATTGAGCACCAATTCGTTCTTGGTCTTTCCCCAGTAAATCTGAGGGCTGCCTGTGGGCCCCGCAACAGAGCCTTTCCACTGCCCCTTGTCTTTCTCCAAGGAGAGCAAGGTGCCGTCCTCCAGTTCCAGAGTTTCTGGAACATCGGGCTCTTGGGGTGGCGGGGGCGGAACAACCGGCTCTTCCTCCAAGGGCTCCGGCTGCGGGTAGTTTGTAACTATATTCGGAACAAGGAGCGGGTGTTCTTCGAGAAGGTCGGGGTCGATTTCGTCCAGACGTTGCGATCTTAGATCAACGTTAGTGAAGGGGTCAACGCTTCCATCGGGGTTTAATGCCCAGGGATCAAGGGTTAATTGCTGTGCCATTCTGTCTCCTACCGGAAATCCTCCGGCACGGGTTGGGTTTGTCCATTATCCGGACGGGTTAGTAATTAGAACAGGTAACTGTCCAAGGGTAAGGAGACGGGTCCCAAATATTCGGCGATGGGTAGCCCGGCCACGGTGGATAAGAAGGAACCGGCACTGCGTTTTTGCGCCCGCAGCATGGGCAGTATCCGCAAGCAGGACAAACGTGTTGCGCTTGCTGAGAGAGGTCTAAGCCCCACAAAGATTGCGCCCCGCTTGCGTTTCCTACTAAATTCTCGTCCATTACACTCCCCCTATCGCAGCTTTGACATCTGCCGCTTTATAGGCACCCTTCAACCAGAGAGTAACTTCCTCGGAAGGGTTCGCAGCAAACTCAATTGCCTTCTCTATGTCTTGCTGAAATTTAACGAACTGGTCGTCCAAAGCAGAGGCTGCGGCGTGGACAGTAGGAACTGTTGGGTCTCCCGGCGGAAGATCGACCAGGGTTTGAACCGCTTTGTCTCGGTAGTCCTGCAAGGTCTGTATTACCGTGTTCCAGCCGGGATGATTGACCACCGTCCGAAGTTCGCGGCCTTTGTTGTATAACTCCAACTCTCCTTCGATGTTGGAAAAGTCTGCGTCGGGTTCGGTTGGAAAGTCGCTGGTTACTGGACCGTAAGTTGCGTACCCGGAGAAAGGAATCTTAGGAGGCATACAATCCCCCCAGGATGTGGTCGAGGTTAACTGTTCTCTTCGCTTGTGGAGGGGTGGCAGTTCTCATTTGTCCCCGGCCCGTTATGGAGTTGAGCAGCTTGTCCAACTCCTCGGGAGAAAGCCTGTCAAACTCGGTGGATGGAATTCCACCCGTGATTGCAGTTTGGAAGTTTGGTTGATACGGAGCGGTAGCCATTTATTCTCCTGGTCCATTACCCGGACGATATTACGCCGCCGAGCCAAAGCCGGTAGACGCCGAAGCCTCTCCAGTAAGCTCGTTGGGTTCTGTTACTTTTTCGAAACCAACTCGTAGGGCGTGTCTTGCGGCCTGAGCGATATTATTAGCATCGTCGGCTTGTTCTTTGGCCGCCGCTTTCTGCGCGATCAAAGCTTGCTGTTGCTGGAACTTCTGCTGGTTGAGTCCGCCCATGCTCTGCTGTTGATGTCTCTGCATATCTTGCTGAGTCATTGGGACGATAACATCATTCAAGTTCTTCCAGTCTGAAGATTCAAACCACATTCTTACGACCTCGTTCACGTCTACCTTCTTTCCTTCGATGGAAAGCTGTTCGACGATTGCGGGGTTGGACAGGAATTGCGTTAGCATAGGCAATCCCTGGGCCATGTTCCTTCGGGTCTGCATCTTGGACCCGGCCAGGATCGAGAACTTGACTTTGGCGTTCAGGATGTCCACCAGGTCGCCACCCTGCGTCAAATACTCATGTTTGAGTTCTTGGGACATGATGTAGTCTAGCTGCGACAAAGGCAACATAGTGTAATTCATTTCCTGCATATCGTACAGGAACGGAACGATAACCTGGTTGGCAAGCTTGTCCACGGCCTCGGAGATTACGTTTGAAGCTCCTTGCAGCAGCCCTTGGGCCCCGGCAGACGACCGAGCAATGTTTGAGTGACCGCTGGACCCAGCAATACCTTGTCCACTCATGGGGCTGTTACCCGAAACGGAGTCTACTCGGCCTTGGGATGCCATCAGAATTTGCTGCGCTTCTACAACGGGATCGCCAAACTTGAGAACAGCCAGGTCGTCTTTGTTATCAACCTCAATCATCTTGCTGGGACTGATGCGAACGCTTTGCGTTGGTATGCTCTTGCCCCGAACCCGGACCAGAGGAGCATTCAGCTTCATGTTGGCCTGATTCAATAGCAGGTTTGTGGTGCCGGTTTGCAGGCGCTGCTCTGTGCCAATTGTGCGGCCCAGACCCATAGACCAGAAAGCACCAGGCACATCCCACCAACCTATGGACAGGAACGGGATTCTGCCGTAGATGTTCGTGTCGTTGTAGATAACCAGTTTCTTTTGGACAACAACGATGTAGGTTTTATTATCCCACCGCTCCAAAACCTCTAGGGGTTTTTGGAATGGATCGGCAGTGGTTTCTTCCCAACGAGGTTCGGCCCTGGCGTCCCACAAGGGGTTGCGTCCACCGTCTTCCGAGACGTTGGCCTCGACAGGTTCCTGCGGGGGAAGGAATAACTCAAGCAGCTTTTCTCTCGACGGAATGGTATATCCGTCTCGTTCGCGCAGCTTGTCGATGTCGTCGAACGTCATGTAACGCCGACGAATAACGTACTTTGCCTTGCGAACGTCCGGCACGTTTAGTCCCGGGTCTACCAAGACTTCCCGCAGATTAACGATATGCTCAAAGGTGGGTCGGTCTACGACCTCTTCTGTGACTTCTTCTTCAAGCTCGTCGTCGGTAATACTGGTGTCCGGGGCTCCGGGAATTGTGCTTTTGATTACAACCGCAGGGCTCTTTCTCTTCAAAACCTTGCGTTCACGAGTAAACTTTTCCCACCCTTCTTGGAACATTGCTGTTCCGAAGAGCAGGAAGTTCATTACACCCAACCGCAGTTCTTCCCTGAAGTTAATGTCGTCCAGTTGAAACGCAAGCAAAGCGCTGGTAGCCCGAGCGCACTGTGCAGTCGTGCCCGGTCTTTCCTGCGCTATAAATGGAGGATTTTCGTAAAACAATCCGGCAAGAATCTGGGGATTTATTCCGTTGACGGCAGTAGCCACCGTAAAGAAATTTACGGACGCGGCTTCGATCTGGGTACCTGGCCAATAGTTTGGCGAGTAGAGCGAGGAATAAAGGTCTCTGCTAGATTCCCATGAAGTTACGAACGCCCGACGATTTGCCTCTTGCTCGGCCCGCATAGTGTCCTGAAGAACTAAGCGCAAACCAGGATCGTCTTCCCATACTTGCGCGGACAAAAAGGCTTTGGCCTCTTCGGGCTTTATGGCCTCATACGGGTTAAGGACGGGTTCGGGAAGAATCATTTATATCCTCTGATTTCGGTACGGAAGACCAACACTCTTTATGTGGAAATTCTAAAACAAGAAGCGTTACCGACGCCGCTTTGTCCATTACCCGGACTAATTAGTAGGGCTTTGTCCGAACATCAGGAACCACGAACCCGTCCTTCAAATCGACAGATACCGGGCAAGAAACCGAGGTTCCGGCGGCGGAGGACTGTCCGACTTTGAAGTCCGAAGCTTTGATGTCGTTGTTAACAATCTGCGTTGGAGATTGTTTGACAAGTTGACCCTCGCCCGAGGAAGAACCTTCGGCCCCGGTTGGGCCTACGGCAGAATAGTCAGACGGCTTGGAATCACGTGGATTTTCGAGATTGCCGCCGAGCGAAATGAGAGTTCCAACAGCCATGATGATTAACCTCTTGATGTAGGCGCGAAGCCTGCGGGTTGGTTTAGATTTTGTTGTTTCGTCGGGGAAGACGTTCCCCACATTGATTGTGGTGTGAGAGAAGGTGGAAAGTTTTGGGGGTATGTTGGCCTGGCGTTCGGACCTGGAACAGGAGTTATCCAACCGTTTGGCCTATCGACTCTTACTATAGGCTGAAAAGTAATCCCAAACAGTTCGTAGGTTCCGTTGTTGACCACGTCAGAAGCGTTCTGTGGCATCTTGCTGAGAAACCTTCGGGCCGAAGGGGCCGTCCAGCGGCTGGGGGTTGAAGCGTCCGCCGTATGCTCGGCTTGGACTAATCCCTCGTCATCCAGAATTTCTACGTGAATTTTCATTGCTTTCCCTTTACAGCTTGGTATTTGGTCAACAACTCGGTAAACAGTTTTTGAACCGTACAGGAAAAAGCAAACTCTCGGTTGTATCCCCTGCGCCACTTTCTAACCTCAGCGCGTAAAGATCGGTTTTCCCAACCAAGGCAAACCGCGAGCCAGAAAGACAAGGCGAAAAGCAACAACATATTGTCTCCTATCCCCACATTCCAGCACCCAGGATATTGTTCATCCCCGAGGGAACTCCACTGGTTTCCGGTTCTGACGAGGATGAGAAGAAGTCAGTGGGCTCGGGCGTCGGACCGTCAATCGGAACCAAAGTTCCGTCTGCTGCATAGGTCCACCGGGTTGGGCCCGTTTGCTGAATAGGAACCATCTGGCCATCGTCTCCCAAGTAATACCCACCCCGGGAGTTAGGCCGATAATTTTCGTCGAACACCTCGCCCCAGCCTTGCCGGTCTATGCTGAAGAACATATCCGTGTTATTTTCGACTATGGCTTGGGTGGCCCGGGGGGCGTATCGAAGCTGATAAGCCAGGCAGTCTGGTATATCCTCGTGGTGATGGCTTGTCTGGCACTTTTCGAACTCTGTATAAAGAATCTCTATTCGAAGGGGGTCCATACAAGCATTGAGGAAGAACCACTGTCCGTTTACCATCCACGGATACAACTGCCCGATTCGAAGTTTCTTAGCGTCGTTCTGGTTGTCTACCGGAATCCATTCAATGTGGGCACACAATTCCATGATATAGGGGTCACCTGTTTTGGCGGCCTCCGTTAGAATTGTATATTCCATGTAGCGGACACCCGGGGAGTCCTCAATTCCGATGATGAAAGGTCGAGTTTCTTGCGCCAGACGGATAACAGCTTGGGGTCCCGTTAGATTGTTGAAACGATCCCTCACAACTTTGAGTGTGCTTCCGACCGTCTTCTTTCTTCGGGTCTTGGTTCCGTTCGGCATTATTATTTCAACTGGTTTACCGTTTGGTCCGATTTCGTCAGCTTCGCTCCACATAACAGCGGAGCCCGTGGTGTAGTCCAATCCCTTCTTCTGCTTGCCCCCGTTAAAGTCCCACATATTTGACACGGGGCCGCTGCGGGGAAGCATTTGATAGGGGATAGTACACCGAAGGAGGAGGGGCCTATCGAACGTCACGCTTCCGGCGGATCGGGGGTTCTGATTTCTCTGTCCTTCGAAAGACTTCTCATCCTTGGCGAGATCGTTCATCAGCCAGGAGAAGGACATGATGTGGGGAAGAAGCAGAATACAACCCGCTTCGCCCGCTTCTTGGTAGGTTACTTTTCGTCCCTCAGACTGAAGACGTTCTACAATCTCGGGTTTGATCGTGATCGCTCGGCCCACCAAGATGTTCATATTGGTGGTTTTGTTGTGGACAAAGAACCAGCCGGGTCCCTCTCGACGTTCCACTTCTCCGAAGTTCTCGTTCTTCTCTAGGAGTTCGCCGTAATGGTCTTCGTCCGCATACCGAGTGCCTATGTAATCTACATAATATCCTCCGGGAATAATCAACTTCTCGGCGAGGAACAATTTATGGGAAATGCTGGAACACTGCTCGGATGACTCTGTGTTCACGTCCGAGACGGCGTCATCCATTTTAATAAGTTCGTAGTGCCAACCGGACTTGGTTTTGCCTACGGACGATCCGACGACGGTCGGCTCCTTGCGCCTGATCTTCTTTGCTTTCCACACCGGGCAGGTAAAGACTTCCATCTTTTCCCGCTGACCCTTGACCTTAACCCCGTTTTCATCTTCTTCGGAGGCAACATCAACGAAGCAGAATTCGGGGAAGAAGAGTTCCATCAACGTGGGCTCGTCTTCGCTGCGTTGAAAATGGCCCTTAACCTCGTCCACGAAACCTTTGGACAGACTGACTTCCGCCGTCAGATAAAGAATACGAATGGAAGGGAAATTGAGAATCCATTGGACAGTGTCTACGTGGTCGATTGTGCTCTTAAACCCAGACCTGGGCCAGAGGAGGAGCCTAGTCTTGACTGTGGACTGCTGGTTAAGGGGTTTGGATTTGTCTTTCTTGACGAACAGGTCGCAGACTGTTTGATAGTATTCCTCGGTGATGAGGTTTTCCGAAAGGGGTTTAGTTCCTTTTTCGCTGTGCGCGTTCGTTTCCCAGGTAAAATACCGAGCTAACCACAGAAGGTCTGCCTCACTTCTACGCCTGACTTCTCTCCCCAATTTGGAATTTGGAATGTGATCCGAGCCCAACTTGGCCATGTTGGCCAGGTCCTGTCTCCCGTCTTGGAGGCAGGAGTAGAGGGCGTCGTTGGGTATTAGTTCGTAGCCGCCGTATTGGTCGTAAAGTGCGTCTACCTGCTCGGAGATCGACATAAGTCTATTTGTCCAGCTTCTGCGGAGGAATCCTATTTAGTGACCATCTCCAGATAATTTCGTGTTGCCTTCCGTGGTCATACATTTCGTGAGCCATGCGGACCGGAACTCCGTCTCCGCAAGGCCATTCAGATTCTTCTGCTAGAGACGTTTGAAAAATATCTTCTATTTCTCCCCCGGCGGACAAACAACCGAGGCATAGGTAGTAGTAATGCTCACCGTCGCCTTTCACCAGTCGAAATCTAAGGGGAACTTCGGACTCTTCTTCGCTCTCCTCTACATACGGAGGCGTCCAAGAACTTGGCTTGAGCAGAGTAACCTCAAAAATTGTTTGCATCGTAGCTCCTGCGGAAATCCTCCGCGACGGGCATTTGTGTCCGGATAATGGACTACTTCTTTCGGCTTTGCCCCGATTCGGAGAGGGAGATTGCTATTGCTTGCTTCTGAGATGTAACCTTCGGACCTTTCGCCGAACCGGAGTGCAGCTTTCCCGCTTTCCATTCTCCCATAACTTGCTTGACAGCTTTTTGTTTTCCAGCTTTAGTCGTTGGTTTTGTGAGAGGCACAGGGTTCTCCTTGTTCTTGTGACAAGTCTTGAAGGATGAGAGAAGCAAAAGCCGCCTCGTTCTCGTGCCCCAGGGAAACAGCTTTGTATCCATTTTCTCGGGCATAGACAGAAGCCACTAACGATTTGTGACGGTGTCCAAGAACAAATAGTCTGATTCTTTCCAAAGACTCAGATGTCATACGCCTCTTATTTTGTTAGAGCTTCTTTGTAACCGCTGTTTCGATGCCCTTCAAACGGGCTTCAATGGTGGTTTCCAAACTGGCAACGGCGGCGGCCAACTGCTTCGAAAAGTAGTGTCCCCCGACGAAACCAACGATAGCCGACAATACTGCTGTGTAGACGTAGTCCATTTGTTCTCCAATACTACGGGCAGGGTGTTGTGGGTGGTTGAACCTGCGGGGAAGCGTTGGGTGCCCTGTTGTTCACCGCATCCGCTGTGTATTTCATTCCCGCCATAGTTCCGACTATCAAAGCCGTGAAGGTTCCAGCAGCCCCTATGAAGGTTACAATATCGGTAACCGTGACGGGGGTGTGCAGCTTCCACAGCAAACAAGATACCCAGGTCAAGACGGATGTTACCGTCATCAGGATACAGACCTTGGTGTTGCTGACCGTCCCGTCTTTATCTGACAACTGCGACCGCATAAACCCAGCAGCCCAATTGCCGCCTAAAACTGAAGATACGTTCATTACTTTTTCCCCAGGGCATAGGCCGTGCCGCCCGCGACGACAGCCGTAATTCCAATAATTTTTGCATCGTGCCGGAACCTTTGCCAGAACGTTCCGCCCTTGAGTTCCGCTTTATAGGCATCTCGTTGAGTGGTTGTTGCTTTCAACTCGTCCACTGTCGTCGCCTGAGTCAGAGTACACGCTCCGAGTTTCGCGTTGTTTTCTTCACAAGTGATTGCATAGTCTTGGAGAGTTTTCAAGTCTGCTGCGGGAACCTGAACGAAAGCGGCGCTCGGAACTTCCGTTGGTTTTCCGTTCACGACTTGTTGCGTTGGGGGCGGAGTAACCACTTGCAGGGGTTGGGGAAGATTGGGAAACAACTTGGCTGCCGAAATAACAATCTGCTGCGGAGTTGCTGGTTGGCTTCGCGCCGCTTCCAAAGTGGACAGTCGTGCCGCCAGGTCCGTTTGGGCTTTGGCCACTGTGGCTTTGTCCGCTTGAATCTGCGTCTGAGCAGCCGTTACCGTCGCTTCAGCTTTGATGCGGGCGTCGTGTTCTTGGGACCATTCGTAGGCACTAAAGATCAGAACCGCAGCGATAACAGCGGTAACGATCCAACCTATCTTCGAACTCGGAACGATGGCAATTGTCATTTACATTCCTTGCTGCGGCTGTGGAGGACCACCAGGGCCCGGACCGGCTGCTGCTACTGCGGGGCCAGCTTGCTGAGACGGGTCGGGAGGTGCCGCTTGGGGGGCCGCCTGATCGTCCGTATTGGCCGCTATGTGCTGAAGGAGGGACGCCTGGTCCGGCATCACGTGCTCTTCGGGGTCGGTAGCGACTCCGCTCTCGTCGGGGAGTTCGTGGTGGGTAACAATGTGCCCGCCGCTCTTTCCTTTGCGGATACGAATTTCATGCGGGTGACTCTTGCTCTTTGAATGAGAGGAGGACTTTTTCTTGCCGCCCCCACTCATCGAGCTTTTCGCCCTGGATGCCTTTTCCTCGGCCATGTTAAATCTCGATTCTGTCCAAGTTAATGGACTACTTGATGGCCTTTTTCAAGGCGTTCTTTGCTGCTTCTGGAGTGCTGGCTTTAACTTTGATCTTGATCTTGGTTTCGCCAGACTTCTTTTCCGGTTTCTTCGTGGTCATGTTTTCTCCTTTGGTTAAATTTTATTGCCGTGTCCTATTACTGACCCCACAAGCCTATTTCAGCCGAATCAAAGAGAACTGCCAAGTGTAAACGCCCCCACCAGCAAGAGTGCCTGATGTGTACGCGGAAATTAGCGTACTGGCATCTGCGCTGATTTGTTTGCAGTTAGAGGCTCCACTGGACCCATCCATGCCAATATCATACGTTCCGGTCGCAGTCGTTGCCGCTCCCATTGAGGCCGAGTGCCAATGGCCGAGCCAATACGCATAGCCGTAAGGGTTGAGCGTTCCGGTTCCTGCGGTCGTCATGGTCGCATCGCCACACATCTCATATTGGCCAGTCAGCCCGCTCGGAGTCGCATAAAGCGGTACGTAGCCTCCATTTGCTCCTGTGATCACGGTCAACCCGCTAATAAGCCCCGCTGCCACTGTGCAGGGATATTGAAGACACCCCGCCGGAAGCCCCGTAGTCTGTGGAACCCAGCTTGCATAGAAGGGCGGAACCCCGCTGGCCGCTCCGCCAACATCGTTGTAACTGGTCGTCTGGCAGGACGCAAGTAATCCCTGAGAGTACACGGTCCCAAGCCGCACCATCACATATACATCAAAGCAGTTTGCGTTTGTTGGCAGCGTTGGAAAAGTGACGATGTTATAGTTCGTGCCATTGACCGTGGCTGGTCCTGTCGTGGTCAGAGCTAAAGGGGAGAGTGCCGTGTAGATCGTCCCCGCCGTATTTCGCGCTACTACCCCATAGACGTAGCTCGCAGTGCCAGGAGTGCCGCCCTGCGTGATTGCGGGGCCGGTCGCAAGGTTGGCAATGGCCATGCTCGGAGCCGACAAAGTTAGTTGTGAGCCCGCCGTCAGCCCCGCTGCTGTGCCGGTCGTATTATTCGCTATCGTCCCAGCCGGGGATACGCTCCAAGTTCCATTATCACAGGAGTAAATAACACCCGTAGAGATTACAACTTCAATAGGGGGAGAAGCAGGACAAGCTCCCGAGGGGGCGGATGGAACATAGATAACTTGATTGTTCACCGGCAATTGAGCGGAAGCTGTCCAGATAATGGACAATCCGAGAACGGCAAGGGAAAGGAGTTTCTTCATTTAGACTGTCCACCAAATCCAGAGTTTTGTTCCTGTTGCCGTCAAACCCGTCACCGCAAAATCTCGCCAAGTCAAAGCACCTGTTGTATCAGTTGGGCTGTCGAGAAATAGTTCCGTATTGGCGGCTGTTGAAGCCGCAACGGACAGTATGGGATATAGCGGGGCACTATCAGAGGGTGCGGTAATCGCTACCGTTCCCAAACTGGCCGCGCTGGCTCCGACAATGAGTAGAAGTTTTTGGACGCGGATTCCCGTGGTATAACCAGCAGACACAACCGTCGCGGCGTTGCGCCAAGTTGTGATGTCTCCA